CTTGCCTTCTGCGTCCACTCCGCCGCTACCGAATGCCATCTTAACTACTTTTGTAAGAGTGCCGCCTTCAGCCCTCGCTCGGGCCATTTGCTCTCTGGCATAGGCCGTTGTCACGGTTAAAATTTGCTCTGCCATTACTGACATCCTTTCTAAGCTTCCATGATCGTTTCCGTTGAACTTAATGTCCGACTGCCATCCAGCATAACGGTACCATCGAGCAACCAATAATTTTTTCGCACCTTTACTCTACCTTCTTGCCTATTCTCAATACGGTGCTTGGTCTTCAGCTCCAACCTATTAACATACCGCATCCGTCCTCCGGTCCATCCAGATAGTGAAGCAGACCCATTTAAGACTTCCAAACCATCCAGATACCAAGGTCGGCCACCAAAAAAATGTACTGCTGACCGCAAACGCAATCGACTCCGGTAAAAATGCGTATGCTGAATAGGAGTATACACATGAACAGAAGTAGTAAAGGCAATGCCTCCACCTTTGTTCTCCAACAAAATACTCCTAAATGCAGACAAGACCTCGCCGCTTTCCGTATACTTTGCATCCAATCGAACACCCAAAACCGCAGGAGCCTTGTCGTATACCTCCACACCGCCAGATTCGCCTAACTGATAAGCCAACAACTCTTGTAATGCCACGTTGTTTGTCTTCGGGTTTAAAACCCACATTGTAAATCGTCGGCGGAACGATTCGGCCAGCTCACCTGGACGTCGTTGCAAACCGAAGAAGCTGCCCCAATAATCGAGCCAGCGTCCAGAAGCCATATTGCGGTCCAGTTGCAGCAATGCCAGATCCGTGTCCGCCTCCGCTTTACGTAACACCCTATAGACAGGGTACATACGCCGCCAAACATTGCTTGTGAAGACATTCAAAGTCGAATCAATCGGGATATTCGTTACCTCTATCAGCGCCAGCGGTACAGCGTCCTGTCTAATCGTTTCAGGCTCTAAATCTGCAACGTACCCCAATCTGCGTATAGCCTCTATCAATCCCGCCGTGTCCATTGCATGTAGTTTGACTGCTTGCTTGTCCGGCAGCTCTCTGCGATACGGCGCACTATGAAAATAAATAACTCCCTCGTCCACCGTCATCATACTATGCGGGCCAGTCCCACGCCCAAGCGTTAAAAACGGGACCTCTTTCGGCAGCTTATTCCACTTATCACCAAGGTTGTCCAACAACTTTTTAAGTATCCTCATACGCCTGGCTCCCGGTAGATTACGGGGAATTGTGGCACCAGCTTTTCCGTTTTACCAGCGGTGGGGTTCGTATCCGACCAACTCTTACCACCGTCGACGGACAAATCAAGCTTAACGTCATATATTCCGCTTAGGAGCTTTATGCGGGTTTCTAGCTCGGTCTGGATCAAAATTTCACCTTGTTTAACCCCGCTGAAATAGTCCCTAATTTCCCTCTCAATGTCACTCTGTAACGATTCAAGTGTAACGCCCTTATTGAACGTTATCGTCAGGCGGATACTGACAGGTTTGGTGGTAACGGAAAACAAATTAATCTGTATCCCAGCAGACTTGTACCCATATACAGGCTTGCCGTTTTCATAATACCCAGTTAACGTTTTCTGAATATCTGCGAACAGTTCAGGGGAGGCCGTGCCAACTCCATTCCAAATATAGCAGTCTACCTCCCCCTTCCGGGCGGGTAAATCCTCAAACGCTTGGCAATCTACCACGCGCTCAGTCGCCAGCCCTGTTGCATCTGTGAGCTGGACGATAGTTGCTCCATATTCGATAGATTGAAGCGTTCCACGTGATAAAGAAGCAATAAACTTTTTAAAGCGATTCTTCTGCTCGTCTCCTGTCTCTTCTTCCTTCCCGTTGGTCAAAGCGGAACCATTAAACACTGTGTCAATCCCGGTTGGCTTGGATACAAAATCGGTAATGGTTTGGGCTTCTGTGTTACCGTCCAAGCCAGGTGTCAGGCAGATTACAGGTACATTTACGCTCTTGGCTCCGGTTGCCATTATCGCGTCCACTGTCGTTCGGTAGCTTATAGGCGCTTTAGACGACGTGGCCTGCGTCTTGACTAGGGTACCTACTGGAATCAAGTAATTCGTATCGGCTGGAGTAGCACGACCAAACGTAACTGTCCCAGTAGAATAGAGGGCTGGGAGCTTCGGAAATCCAAAGGCTGAATAAATTCCCTGTCCTATCGCATTACGCATGGCACGCCACGTTTTGTCGTAGTATTCCTCCAGTTCCTTCGCCACGGCTTCCATCATCGTCCTTGATCTTGAACCGATACTAAAATCCGTTATTTTGGAAGATACGCCCCGCGACCAATCCACCATTCCCTGTACGATGCTCTCCATCGTCTTTCGTTCAAAAGCCACCTTTGTTCCTCCTTCCTATGCAGCAATAACACCCGCCTGAGTAACCGTCAACTCAACGCCTTCCTGTCTGCCCGCTACGTTTATTGTCAAATAAATATAATAGGCCGTTTGCTGAATTACGATATTATCCACAGTTATGCCGTCTATGCGGTCCTCGTACAAAAGTGCCTCATGAATATCTAACTCAATGAGTTGACGGATGTACGGCGCTTGCGCCAGCCCAATCAATTCGTGCAAGCGGCTCCCGTAGGTCGGGTGCTGCGTGAGACTTCCACGCCGGGTAACCAGCCTATGGCTTACGGCCTGCTTTATATTGTCTATCCCCGTTACTGCCGCCCAGTCCCCGGTTTCATCTTCCATTAGATCGCCATCCGATGAAACCATTAGGTCTGTGCCGCCCAACGGCTCTGGCGTAGTTGTAGCCGTCTGATCGCTGTTGATGTAGACAGTCTGACCAGTAAGGCGCACCCGCGCATCTTTCCCGTTGGTGAAAGGCTCCGGATTGGTGACGGATAAGGAACCAGGCTCCGCACTGGACCGAACGGAGCCGGACAAAACAATGCTGCCTGCTATGGTATTACCAAAGCTCCCCGGTAGACGACTGCGGACATAAAAATAACCCTCTGCCACACCAGCAGCAAGGGTCGTGTCTTCAACCAATTCATATACTTTCTGTATACCTTGAGAATCCACATCCGTCATAAACAATGAACCAGCATACAACGTAAGTGGCAATGACACCGCCTGTCGCCTTACCACCAAATACCCGCTTGCATACAACGTATAGTAAGCTTCCCGGCTTGTCATGGTATATGGGTATTCCAAATTATTATAATCTGCAATATCCTGCCAAGGTACATTGTACAAGACTGACAAGCCTTGTATGGTGTCAGCATCATTTAAAACGTGCTCAATCATCAGCCCGCATCCTCCGTATCAACACCCCCGGGCTCTCCGACTACGTTCGCGCTAATGTCAGCGGCCAGTGTACGCAGCTTATAGAGCATCGTAAGAATTGACCTCAGCTCCAACAGCAAATCAAAAGGGACGTTGGCAGCAGCAGCTAAACGCCTGCAAGTATCTTGACATAGGTTAATATACTGTTCCAATTCAGCCGTATTTATATCAACCCGGTCATACAGTGCTTCGTTATAATCCGATAAAGCCGTATACGCCCGCAGAGCATAGGCCGTAATATCTTCAACGCTCTGACGCTCTTCTCTGAGCACCGGGAAATTTACATAAGTCAATTCTTCCTCGGGCAAATAGATTGACTCCAGCATCAATCATCCCCCTTTCGTGAGCTTGTTTAGCAGCTCCCCTATATTAGACACGCTGGATGAAAGTCTCCCGGCCATATCTTTTGTGGAAGGGTTTCGCTTCAGGTAATCCTTAGCCGCTTCCCTACGTGTCTTAGTCAGCCTCCGCAAGCATGTAAAACGAAACTCATAGCGGTACAACAACGGCTCCGACTTGCTACGCTGAAGCCGAAAGTTTTGTGGGTGGATCTCATAATACTCGTTGTCCTCCCAATTGTACCAATACAGAGCGTGCTGCGGATCGTTGGCCTGCAAAAATTTTCGGTGTATATCGGCTCTAAAGCTTATAAATTCCTCGTAACCGTCCAAAACGCGATTCTCTGCGGACGTACGCTTGCTGTAACCCGTCGTGCCGGATAGTGTAACCGTAGGCAACCCCGCGCCGAAGTCAGCCACATATGCTCCGCCAAGCGTCTGTACAATATTGCCACGCCCCGGCTCATCCTGCGTAAAATCCGATGGATTGACTAGGAGCGTGTGCAAGGTAATAGAACCGGAATCCCCACTGGGCAGTGTCTTCCGAAGCTCAAAGGTCATACGGTAAAACTTTTTTTGGTCCTTCGTTGAATCCTTGACCAACGCCATTGCTATCATCCTTTCTCTACGATCACGTCTCCTTTAGGTAGCTTAAACATCGCCTTACCTGTGGGGTGAAAAAACTCAAATCCTCCCGCAGTTACACGTATATAGGCTGGCGCTTCATCTGGAACCGGACAGGATATTTCCACACTACCCGGCGTGACCTTTACGGTAGCAGGCGGGTTCTTTCCCTCTTTATCGGTAGGATAGCTCAACAAAGCGTGCTCGGGTGTCAGCTCCACATAGGCCCGTTGCTGCTGTTTGCTATCGTCCAACAAATTACCTTGAACATCCTTGTCGGCTGTACCATCCTTTACGCCTATCTCGAAAATAGGTAGCTGAAGCTTTATAAGGTCCCGCTTAATAGTAATGAAGTTGGTTCCATAGCTGCCGTTCCGTAAAAATCCGGCCAGATACGGAGCATCCTTGCGACTGTCCAGATACCCAACAATTACCGTATCTCCCTCGACCGGCTCACGGTCTACGTCACCGAAAACCCAAACAGGAACGGGCTGGCTATAGTCCAAAAATATGACCTCTATACGTGCGTATTTTTCGTAATCCTTTGTGCTGGTTACATGGCCAAGCCGGGTAGCATTAAATTCAGGCATCCGGTTTGTTGTCTTTCCACCAAGGGAACTCTGATCCTTCATGTCATTTTCCTCCCGGCAATTTAAGAATCTGACCAACATAAATGTACTTGCCGTGTTGGGAAGTGTTGCGGTCGTCTCGCTTAATGAGCATGTCCTTATTGGCTTCCCATAGCTTCGTCCAGTCATCGCCTTTGCCATACAATTTGGCCGCGATGCTCCATAGACTGTCGCCCTGCTTGACGGTATAATAATCAGCTTTTACCTCAGATGTGGTTTTTGCAGAAGCAGGTTTTTTCCCGGCTGCTGCGTTCGCCGCTACTGTTGCCGCGCTGGAGATTTTAGCCGCTGTTTGTGGCTTATAGTCCCTACCACGGGTTAGCTGTAAGGTCGTGCTCCAACCGTCAAAAACATTGAAGGTCTGCGTTACAGATTCGATGTAAAACTCTTTCATAATCCCAGGCGCTTGTAATCTTTGCCCGATTTTATAGCTACCCTTGCCGCGCACGGTCATAGAGCCATTCAGATACTTGTGGTTATTTTCAAACCACTCCTTCAGTTTGAGTGTATATGCCTTGCTCATTTGCTCCAGCTTGGTCGTGTCCTCCGGTTTACTTGGGTCAATTGCTAGGCCCTCGATCTCAACTTCTAATGGCGAAAGCCCATAACGCTCGACAGCAGACTTGTTCATACTCGGGGGAGCTACCCGTTTTAAATCAAACCCAAACGGATTAATCGTGGTCCCAGCCCAAAACAGGTTATAGTGCTCATCGTCGCTATAGGACAAATCCTCGTCGATCACGTCCGCTGCGATCACTTCATGAACGGCTAACTTATCCCAGGCATCCTTTGAAAAAGGTGTATTCCGTAGGAAGACCGAAACCACGCTGTTATCCTTGCCAAACGGGAAACGCGGGAACGGATAGTACCCCTCTCCCTTAGGATACTTGGCCTTTGTTTGATCGCTGCTTTGTTCTATTGTCTCATTCACCACTCGCGGCTTACTACCGGGGTTCCATGCCTCCAGCGGCTCACGCACATCCACAAACAGTTCCGTAAATGGTTTGGTAGATGTGCGCTCCATCAGGTTCCACAAAGAGCCTTCGTAACGGTCCAACGTAAAAAACTGCGGAAGAAATACCGGAACGGCTGCAAAGTTGTACCTGAGTATATTGGTAACATCGACCTTTTTGGCAACCGGCTCCGACTTCTTCTCGTCCCACACCGTCCACTTTACGCTGTTTAACTTCGGCAAGATAAAACGCATAATGACATCTAAAATTACAGCGGGGCTACCCTTAGCAATGCTCTCCGACTGAAAATACTTTGCCATCGCCAGCCATCCGTTTTCGGTTAAAAAGAATTTATCGGTACCACCTGATATCTCAGGATAGAACTTAATATTGGATTTAATAAGTACCTTACCAAAGTCCCGCGCCTGAATGGATGTTGTCATACCGTTGTCCACGCTACGGGTCCGCCGCACTCGATCCACCAAACCGACCATGACAGTAGATAATTCCTCACCCTTGATCGTCTTATAGCCCATCTGCACAACTACAAGATCGTTCGCCATTATGAGTTGTGAGCGAAACCACTTGTCACCAGCAAGGACAATATTCATGGTTCCAGCAGGTGCATCAAGCGTTTTCTGCGTAGTAACGGAAAGCACTTGGCTGGTAGGGTCTTGGCCTGTATCCTCAGTCAAACTGCCTTTAAGTTGGTAGCAGGCTTTATCTGTGTGAAAACTAACTCGGATGATAGGGACGTACCGTTTACCCTCCACGCCGCCAACTGGCGCCCAATTATAACGTTCTATCATGCGTATCCCGCCCTTGTTGGAGACATGCGGAGTTTCTGTCTCTCGTGATCCGCAACTACTCGTTTTACAATCTTCTCAATTTGCGATTGTGTAGCAGCGTTCAACACCTTCGCACCTTCGCCACTTATATTCAGATTTACTGTGACTTCAGACTTGTGCCGGATCTCCTTCGGACTCGATGCAGCAGACATGTACCCGATATCGCTGTCCCCAGCCCCTAAAGAATTCAATAAGTCCACAGGGTTCATTAGCTTACCTGAACTATTCATATAGCCCAGGTGTAAGTGGCTGCCAGTCGTGCTGCTTCCACTACCTGCTACTCCAGGTGTGCCACCAACATTCCCAATAAAATCCCCTGTGCTCACCGTCTGCCCGGTTCTCAATCCGGGGTTAACAGCGGACAAATGACTATAAAAGTAGGTACTGCCATCAGACATTTTTATGCCGACTTCCGTTCCGCCACCTCGGGTATTTTTCTTACCATCCGAATCTAACGGACCTCCATCATCCATTTTCACAAAGGAGACCGTTCCGCCTGTAAGCGCCTGAAGCTGATCGCCTTGCGCACCCTTTATGTCCAAGCCGCCGTGAGCCTTCTTGCGGAAGCCTTCTTGCTGACCAAATTTACTGGTAATGCGTCCTTGCCAGTTATTAAAGAATCCACTACCTGATCCGGTAGACACGCCACCAGTAAGGTCGTTCATAAATTTCACAACGCCTTTGGACCAGTTGTTATTTAGATTATCAGGATCGTTTCGCGCTCCTACTGGAGCATATTTGCGCTGAACACCCTCAATGGTGTCAATACCCTTATCTGCATAATTAACTTTCAAGTTACGGGCCATAGCTGTTATTCCATCATCTATGCTTGCAAAGTTCATAAGGCCATTAGCACCCATCATACCGCCCACATTATGACGATTTCGGGATGCTGGTGATGTACCGTTCCCAGTTTCATGCATAGATATAGCCGCCAATGCAGCCGGATCAATGCCGAACTGCAAGCCAGCCTGTACAAATTGAGCACCTTTGCCCGCAAGCACACCGCCCAACTTTTTGTTAAGCTGTTCGGCACTGATCCCGCTCATGGCCGTTATCTTGGAAGAAATGCTGAAACCATTTCCCATAGCCGTTAAACCGCCGCCACCATTAGAAGCTGATAGCGAACTTCGTAGACTTTGGAACTCAGCCAGCATATCAGCGGTACCGTTTTGCACGGTGTACAACATGTTCCTGAAAATCCATACCGTCTTGTCTAATAGGCTGCTGCTGTTGCGTTCCATAGACATGTATTTTGTCGCAGCATCAGCGGCCATGTCACTAGTCGTCCGATCCATTTGCCTGAATTTGTTTTGGCCGATTGTGGACATATCCTCAACATTGCGAGTTACCTGATCAGGCATACGACCAATATCGCTATCACCAGACCCGCCAAAAAATTCATTCATGGGAATCTGTAATAATTGTTGGAAAAAGCCCGATGTTACATCAGCCCCACTATCAACAACAGACTTCGGGATTGTCCCAGCCTGTTTTCCATTGCTAAAGTGCTTTGTATTGTACAAGTACACTTTTTGCATCTGTGCATCAGTAAGCTTCTCACCGTTTTTGGCTCGTTCGTACAGGGCAGCACCTTCAGATTCAACACTGTTCGCTTTATTGCTTTGCTCACGTTGTAGCTCCCGTAAATATTGGGTCCGTTGTTGTGGGGTGGCAAAAGAAATGCCGTCTGTTGCATTGGCTGCTACGGTCTTTTTTCCGCCAAACAGACTTTCGAAGAGGTCCTTTTTGCCGCTTAATACTTCTGACAGCGCCGATCCCAAGTTACCTAATGCGTCGGTAGTTGCTAAACCCTTCAAATTATCGTTCATGAATTTAAGTATGGAATCAAGTATACCGTTTCCGGTTCCAGTACCGTTTTGGATAGCCTCTATAACGGTTGTGGCTCCCTCTTTAACGCCCATAACGATATCGACCAGCTTACCCCCGGCTTGCTCCAAAGCATGTTCAAAACGGGCATCTGTGTCCATGTAACCTTGTCCTTTGGCTCCTTGACGCTCGGTATCATATTTCGCGCCTGAATCAATGCTGCCATTTTCCAAAGCCTTGAGCTGGTCAGGATTAAAAACAGAAAGGCCATTAGTAGCGTCGTAAAATTCGCTTGCTTCCCTCTTAGTTGCAGCAAAGCCACCGTCTGTAAGCCAACGCTGCATAATACGCTTTGTAAGTTTTTCATTACCGCCTGTTTGGGACTTAACATACTTAGCCATAGCAGGGACGTTATCGCTGTTCATAAGGCCGTCTTCAAAAGATTCTTCCAGCCCGAACAGGTCCATGCTGCCATACTTTTTAGGGTTATATTGCCGTAGCGCTTGAACGCCCATCCACTTCCAGTTGTCGTTACCCGGCTGAAAGATACCACCCAAGCCGCCGATAAGGTTACCGCCCTGAGCGCCCGTTAACTGCATCATGCCTTTCTCGGTACCGATGCGGTCCAGCGTGGTTTGATAGGCTAAAATCTGTTTGGAGCTGCCGTCTTTTAGCGTGGTGTTCATCTGCTGCAGAAGAGTGTTGTTGGTTTCCATGACCTCGATAATACGTGGAGTCATGCCCGACTTTGCCACACTACCCGCAATGGCATCCGCAAACCCCTTTGGAGTCTGCATACCGCCTGAAGCACGGTTGGTCCCGGCGGTACTAGCCACTTCGGATGTATCCAGTCCGTATGCACGGCCAAATTTAAGAAGCCCACTCTGCTGATCAGCGCTTATATTACCAGCGGTTCGGCTGTATTGATCCAAGAATCCCCAAGATTCTGCTGCGCTGTAACCCATCCGATCAGCACGGCCGACCGAGGAAGCATGGTCCCACATATCGGTTGCCTGACCATTCCATCCGGCTTGTCCGCGCATACGCTGCGCCAGGTCCAACGAGTTTACAGAACGGGCATATGCGGAGCTATAGGCTTGTGTTGCCAGTCCTGCAATGCTGCTTAGGCCAACCAATCCCAAGGCGAATTTACCAGCTCCTAATACACTAGATAGTGCGCCGCCAGCAAGACGACTAGCGCCCCCACTCGCATTGTCACTGTCGCCTGAACTACCAGACCGACCAGATGTACTGGAAGAAGAGGAAGATGAACGGTAGCCGCCGGATTCTCTGTATCGTTGGTTGTAAAGTCGTTCGGTAGCCATTAGTTCTTTGCGGATAACATCCAACTGCCGTTCGCGTTGTTGAATGGTCTTTTTTATTTCCTCACGTTCTCCGCGTTGTGCACCTTGAAGCTTGGAATAAAGAGAATCCACCACGCCGTTCTGCTTACGAAACTCTGCATCCAACTCACGCATAGTTCCAAGGAAGCGACCTTTGTAAATATCCAAGGCCCGGAGTTGTTTTTCATCAAAAAAGCCGCCTTTTCCGGCTCCTTTGTCTACTACACCAGCAACACCTTTAAGATCCTGCTGGAGCTGTTTCAAGCCGCGTTGGAGCTGACTAAATTCCCCCTTCGCAGATACGCGAATGGTTTGTTCTACTGCCAAAATACTCCCTCCTTTCTATTCGACGTCTTCCCAATCGTCCAGGTCTTCAGCAGGAGTTTGGGGCGATGAATAGTCATAGGACAACTTACTGTCCATCTCTTCAGTCTCCCTTGCCCATTCGTCAAAATCGGGGTCCTCATATTCCTCACTCTTGCCATCGCGCGCTTTTCGGTCTATCTCCATGTGTTCAAACTCCAAGTCAATCTGTTCCTCGGTCATAGCCAATATGCGTGGATCAGTTGGGGGAAGTCCGCCGTACACGTATTTACGGAGTATCCAAAGTTTCCTCTCCTGCGGTAGCTTTGCTATTGTCTTCAGGTGTGTTTCGAAAGTCCTTGCGAAATGATGCCTCCCATACCTGATACTTTCCGTAAACGTGGTACAACAGGTCAGGCTCAGTGATTTCTTTAAGTTTCAAGAGACATTCAGGTCGTTTCGCCAGAGCCACTTCAAGAAATGAAACCACATGAGCCATAAAATGGACATCAGTATCAACCAGTTGAACATCTTGCACTCCAGCCTCTCTCAACATCTCTGATTTAATCGCCCCAGCCCTCATAACTTCAGCGACGGTAAGTTTTTTAAACACAAGCACGCCTGTATAGTGATTACCTTCCGACGAGTTAAAATCCAAAAGCTCGCCTTCCTTCAACTCTCCACCAGCACGCACCCTTTCTGCCGTTTTAACAGCCTCAAGCACTGCCTTTTGTTGTTCAGTAAGATTTTCCGACATATAATCGTCTCCTTTAAATTGAAATATAAAAGTCCTCTCCTAAAGAGAGGACTTGATTTAAAATTATTCCGTGATCGGTGTACCAAAATCAGACGACAAAAACAACCAAGTTGACGTTTCTGAAGACATCGCATTTGCACTAAATTCCTCAGACGATTCCTGCAAAGTGCAGCTTCGATATACGATAACAATGTCATTTGTGTATTTATCCGTGATTTCAATATCAATAACATTCATGGTGAGGATGTCTGCACCATAAGCAGATAGTTCCAACTCGGCTAGTGATTTTTTACGAATACGATACTTCTCCAGTGTGACAGATCCCTCAACTTTAAGAGGAACCGACTCTTGAGGAAGAATGGAGCCAATTTGATACTGATTTTCTGTGCCAAAACTACGCCGACCACTGATCCTCTGTGCTCGACCAACTTCAACGCCACCTATTTTAAGTCGCACTGTATGCCCGGCGTGAGCTGGCTGGTCTTTTACAATACTCAAAGCTTATTCCCCCTTTCTTATTTCAAGTTGAAGTGTGATGTAATAAGAAAATTGTTAATTGGCAACGTCGGCACGCCTTCCCAATCCAGCCAAAATGCTGTTCCGTTTCTGGTTACTTTCGTGGACTCCGGCACAAATCCAGTTAGCCAATTGTTTTTAACAAACTCTTGAAGTAACGACATCAAATCGTTATAAATGGTTACCTCGATCCCCTTCACCCCAGCTTGTCCGACGTATTTGTTCTCGAAATACGTCTCGACATTTGCGCTCATATCATCTGCGAGTGTTGCGACAGAAAGTTCCGCCTTGGTCAGATCATTACTTGAGGAAAGTGTTGTACCCTGAACAATACGGAAGCCCACATTTTTAACCTGTTCTACAGGACAAATGTGGGCTTCCAGCAGTTCTTCGATCTCCAGACCGATATAAATTTTTTCCAAGCCGTCAAACTTGACAAGTTTATACGTAACAGGCTCTTGTGAAGGTTGTCCGGCCCATATACCAGCGACTGCCGCCGCCATAAAATAACCCGGTTTAACAACTTTGTTACCGTCGGCATCAGCCACAAGTGGGCATGGCGTGACCAGCAACCCCCGTTCGGTCGGGATTCCCAAAGCCAAATCTTTAATCTCTGCAATTGTCGCTCCTGGCTTATGTCCATAAAATGCGCGGCGGCGCTTCCGATTCTTGACGCTGGACATAAATTCAACATGAGTGTCGACTTTGGCCCAGATTGCTGGCTGTGTTGTGAGAGGGATAATTCCCGCCACATCCTCGGTCTGTAAAAGATCAATAGCCGTTTGCCATTCGGTGTCTGTTGGTGCAGTAGCGGGGGCTGTGATTTTAGCAGGAGCGACACCAATAAGGTCTGCGCCTTTCCGCCAAGCTACCTTCATAACCTCCAGTAATTCACCCTCGCCAATAGTAGCGGCGGCAATTTTAGGATCGTTGAAGTATGACACACTATCCATTGGCAGTTTACTTCCCGCTGGAGGGACGCCGATCATTGCCAGCACCTTGTTACTCCCTAGTGTCACAGGAGTCATTCCAGCAGAATCTACAACGGAGTTAGCCCCGGTCCGCTTGATGGTTGCACCACCAAAAGAAATATTAATGCTCATGGCTTACCTCCTATTCATATTGCGTTTCGGACTGCAAACGGAAGGCTTTCGCCCACTGTTCGTCCGTCTTGTCTTGCAGCAATTCCGGCTTGCTGCGTGCCTCAAAGCGGAAGCTCGCTACCAGCCCCATATGCACCTGCACGCGGGATAAATAATCATCCAGCGTTACAAGTGCATTTGCAGCTTCCGTCTTTTTGACTGGTTCAGTCTTAGGAGCTGGCACATTCTGCTCGTCCTTTTTTTCAATTTCATCCGCCAATGCTCAAACCTCCCTTCACGGTAAACCCACTGATTGCATCCACATGCTCTGTGGTTTGTACGTCAAGTGGATTGAGATACGTAATAACGATACTGGCCCAATAAACAGGGAAAGGGGCTACTTGTCCAGTAAAGTCGCTTTCGTCTTTGCCAGCTTCCATTGAAAAATTCAAGATGCCTTTTTGTACCGCCACTGGACGGAATAGCATAAGCAGCGCCTTTAATATCCTGTAGGCCCTCTCCCGCTCGTCTGCGTTGGTATGCCAAATACGCACTTCCATTGATTCCTGAAAATGCGTGCTGTGGATCTCCGAAAACTCTAAACTCTCCCTATCAAAGTCCTCACCGCCGAAGTCACCCAAGATGTGAGCTGCCTCGCTATCAGATACCCGGTTAATGCCCACACACGGTAATTCTGTCTCTGTTTGCGGATCGGCCTTGAATACATTCATCCGAACAGCGCTATCTTTGAATCCTTTTTTCAGGAATTGAAGTAATTCCTCTTTAACATCAACGCTACTGAACTCCACTTAACTAATCGCCTCCCAAGCCCATAGCGGCCAGATCTTGTTGAAAGCCCTGTACAATCATTTCTTGCACCTGATCCCGCGTGTTTTCTATGACTGCCTTACGAATCGGCTTCGGCTTGATCGCCGGACGCATCCAACTCTTTTTACTGGAGTTCTCGGACAACCGCCGGAACGTAAGGTACTGCGTATGTCCAGGCTGGCCCATCTTGACAAGTCCTTGATACTTACCAGCCTTCCACGTATAGCCCGCCCCCGGATGCGCCCCTGTGTGGCTGCGCTTGCCTGTGTCGTCCTCTTTTATCCGCCCGCCCCAGCTATAGGTACGTGTAGGCAAAGGCGAAAGAACCCGGCTAAAGCTAAGGCCCCGGGCTTGAGCATATATGGACTTGGGCATGGCGGGCATTGTCGCAGCTCCCGGCGTGCCATGACGAAACGGGACAGTGATATACTTCTTGCCATTCGCTCCCGTCTTCGCTTTGGGGGATGCTAGAAGGGATGGTTTCATATCTCGGGCATCTTGGCCGGACTCTATCGCTGCACCGTGAGCAGATGTGGTGAATACTTCTCCGGTCAGATCGTCGGGGAATCGTAGGCCATCCTGAATGCTACGGACATAATCGCCAGTCTGAACGCCGACACGAAAATTCCCGCCGCTGAAGCTTACCTGTGCGCCCGATGCGTATTGAATCCATGTGGCCTGTATGAGCTCCGTGGTAGCAGCCTGAACGGCAGCCCGTGTAAAGGGCAACTGCTGTCCATTAGACAATCGGGCAATGATATCGTCCAGTGCCGGAAGGTCAGCCTGAATTGACAGCATGTTCACGGAGGACACCCCCCGGATAGTACCGGAGTACAACTGCACGCGGTAGGTCCTGCCCGTTTTGATGCCGGGGCCGTGGAAGTACGGCATATACGGTATATACCGGACGATGCATGTACATGACGCTATACTGCGCTCCCTCTGGCGGCTGATTGCCTATCCATTGGATTGTCGCTCCCTCAACTTCGTAATCCTGTCCAGCAACGTACTGGGTGACTGTGGCGGTGTCTAAATCATGACGACGAATAGATAATACCTTTGTTACCTTGGGATTTAGCAACGTATCCGGTGGGCGTTGGCGAACCTCAGTCCCCCGCGCCAAGATATCAGACGTTTTCACCTCGTCGTCAATCAATGACACGATATCTCCAAATCCGATGTTAAACATAGGCACAGGCTCCCGGCCTGAAAGATCGAACCCGCCTGACTCAGTACGCTTTAACATATTGGCGGAAACACTCATAATAGCGTCACCCACCTCAAACATCCCGGCATAGGCAAGATAATCCTTGGTTGTGGTAACGCTCTGGATCAGCGCCCTGCATTTAATAGCCGGCTCGTACACAAACCCCGTACCGCCACAAATAGGACAGCCATACAGGGGAGAACCACTATCCAAGTTACAACAGGAGCACCTAAAGGACTCTTGCCACATCACATCCCGGCCATGTCGGGCTATAAGATCCTCGAACTTCTGGCCGTTAAGCTGAATATCAACCACTTAAATCCCCCCCATCGTAAAGCCGCGCATTTTGGTACGTGCGCCGCCTCCTGCCGGGCTAAAGAAGTTATCTACCTCGGTCTGTAGCTGCGTGATGTGGGCAGAATACGTGCCGTACATAGCTGACGCAGTAGACTGGAACGACTCTGCCACACCATCCAAGGTGAGCGAGTAGCCAGCAACCCCAGCCATTGCCGCGTCTCCAGCAACGCCCAACACGGATACCGCCGCCTGCTTACCGATTACGGCCCGGATATCCTCCGTTAGCTGCTCTTTGGTCAAACCAGCCGTATAATCGATATGGAACACCTGTGGCGTCTGAGACAACAAGCCAATAGCGAATGGGGCTGCGCTGTAGCCTGCCGGATATCCAGCAAGTACAGGCACACCCCCACCCTTGGTTACTACATGCAGTTGGCTAGACTTTTTGTAAAGTTTAATCCAGTCTTGATGCTGCATGAAGTCAATATTTATTTGCCCGCCATAGGTAACCAACTTGAAAGACTCTATTTTGGAAGCAAAGCGCTGCCGGAGCTGTACAAAGCCAAAATTACGCCAGCGCTGTACATCGTAGTCATACGGCGGTTCTTCCACTTCGTAATCCACACCCTGCACCAGCTCCCGTGTCTCTGCATTACAGCGTATAACTGTAGGCTTGAGGAATATCCCCAATTGGCGCTCCGTATCCTTTACAGCCGCCATCAAGAATCCCAGTATATCCCGATCATCCATCGGCCGACCAAACTTATCGGCAAGCGTTAGGCCATAACACCACCGTTTTCGTACCTCTTCGGGCGTGGGCAACCCTACAGGAGAGCTATAGGTTATCTTTATAGTTCCTGGGGTTTCAGCATCCGGGGTTTCATGAGTTTCATAATAAGGAATGATAGCCATGATTATTCCTTGGCTTCAGACGGGGCAACTGCCCCCTGATCATCCGGCGGCGGGACCTGTCTCCCACTGGTGTCGTCCTTCTTGGCTTTGCCGTCATCTTTTGGAACAGGGTCCTTTTTTGGCTTTTCCTTATATTCCTCATAACCAGGAATTTGAAGCAGGACCTCCCCGATATCATCATCTACATCAGCCAAGCCTTTCCCATCAAATTCGACTGTCTGATCCAATACAATGACCTCAGCGGGTACCTCGCCACTTGTTTTTTTTATCTTCATGCCGTATCTCCTTCACTTGGATTTAAAAATGACCAAAAGAAAAGAGAAAGGTTTAACCTCTCTCTTAACGGAATACTGGTTTGATAGTACCAAAGCTTGGCTGATCGTAGGATGGACCGAACAGTTCGCGGTTACTGTTTTCACCCAGTTTGCCAACGTTCTTAAATACCACAATTCGGCGCGGGTTGTAGACTTGCAACATACCGAAAAGTAGAATCATGAAACGGTCAGATGTATCGACGCGCCCCAAGGCTAAATTCATTAACGGCGCAAATTGTTTGAAACGTAGAACGTTATCGCCGTCATTATCAATTAAGAATGCATGTTCTGTACCCGGGATATCAGCGCCGTCGTCCACAATAACCTGTGTTGTACCGCTGCCACTATCCGCAACCTCAGTCATGAACAATGCTTGAGCTGGATTACTGGAGTACCCACGATAAACTTTGTAACTGTTGGCTTTCAAATCAACATCGCCAGAGTCAACACGTTGAATAGTAATTTCAACCCGTTGTTTGTCAGTAATCGCAATGGCTGTCGTTGGTACTGGGGCAGATTCACCCTTTCTACCTTTAGCGCTAATGAAATAGTAATATGTTCCTGCTGGCACAGTAGAATTAATATCAGCTACACCTTTGGCGGAATCCAGCACAGGGATAGCCGGAGCATCCTTTTGAGATTTTTGTTTTGGCGCGCCCTCCGGTTTCAGAAAAACGTTATTCAAGAATGTGATATTCGCAGAGTTAGCCGCGTAACCACGAACTGGTTGCCCCATCATAATCTCTTCACCCGGGTTTACAATACGTTGACGCCCAGTAGGACCAGTAAACGTTTTAGAGAAGTCTTTGTGTACTTGATTAGAGATATGAAGGTCTAATTTACGATTACCCCAGTTATCCGCTATAACCGTTGCTGCATCCTCTAAAACATTTTCCGTGATAAGCCCACCTTTAAGGTCAAAAATATGCTGGGAGGCGTAAGGCTTGCCAATTACATACTTTTTAACAAGCGCCAGCAATCCATCCATTGCCAAAGGATTCTTGGAACTATCACCTAAATACATAGCTCGCTCCACTTGTTGAAGAACAGCCATGGTGCCATTCATCGTCTCGCGCGTTTTGATATCACCCACACCAACCGTCTGAGTAAGCATGGCCTGTAGTGTAACTCTCCGAAGTGTACCGAAGAACTTAACAAATCCGGTTTGACGGGTGTAGTTACTATCCGTTTCGGTAGGCACTCCGCCCTCTACCATATACGGATCAACATCCTGTCCGTAGCTGTCCATTACGTTAAATTCTTCTACAAGGCCATTAGCCTTTGATTTGTTAATAGAGCGCCAGAACACCAAATTTTCCTCTTTAGCCGTTACGACTTTAAGAGTAGATTCGAGTGATTGCGGACGCAGGGCGGACATGTCGGCAAAAGAACCGTCTCCATATGCCGGACCGTCTACACCACTCCCCAGTGCTTTTGTTAATTGCTCCATGTCATTAAAAGACATCTGGCCTAAGCCGTCTTGCAGATTTTCAAAATCCATAGTTATATCCTCCAGTTCTAATGGCTGGTATTACAGCCCGAGTTTTTCTTTAACCGCAGACGGCAGATTCAATGATTGGAGCGGCGCCCCCAATTCAAAGCGGACAACCTCACTAGCAGCTAGATCACCAGTCTCGAAGGATTTCTCCAATACTTCCTTCACTTCTTGTTTGTTCAATTCCTTCCCGTCTGGGCGTCTTATCGTGCTAAGATCACGCTGCCCCGTTATGCTTTTTCGCAATTGAGGCATATGCAGTGACTTTCGCAATTCCTCGTTTTCAGAACTAAGGGTGTCCACCTTAGAAGTAAGAGACTTGATTAGCTCCGTACTCTCTCCTTGCTGCTTAATAAGATGCGTGAGGGACTTTTCCAGTCCGCCCAGTTGCGCGCCCAATTCTTGATTTTGATTGTCTGTCATATTTGTTCCATCCTCCTTGGTATTGTTGAATGATTTAACCAGCTCTGCGTATGTCATGGTGTTTATTGGGTTCATCGTTAGTACCACATTACGCAGCACAGACTTAATGACTTTCCCTGTTACTCGATCACGTTCGACTACACCGCCCTCGATGCTCCAGCCGACACGCCGCGTGCTGTGGGACTTCTGCAGATCCTCAATAGCAACAACGGCCTTGAGTGACATTTCCCGATTCGCATACAGACGGCCCTTTATGAACACACCGTTAACCGATTTATTAAGCGTGGGATGATTGAACTTCCCAACATGCACAGCTTCCGGCTCTCCGATAAATTGATCGGGGTTATTACCGTGTTCCCACTTAATCCATCCCTTTTCGAGAAAATAGGATGTATCCATTCCGTCTGGAGAGATACTATCTGCCTGTGCGTCCGTATCATCACTGGATATGATCCCTTGAACGATGTAATCACCATTGGCGTCCATTTCTATCGACTTTTCCAAAGGCACAAATAGGCGGAACGTGTCTTTAATTTCCTCCAAGCCAAATCACTCCTTTCTACGAACGTGGGGGCCAGTTCCATTGTTCTAGCCCATCTCCTTGACGAACGTTCAATGCGTTGAACTGCTTACCGAATTCATTCCACACGGCCAGGTTCAGCATTCCGTTTGTATCAGGGTTTACGTAAACCACTACAGCAGCAAGTGTTTTATCTTCCGTATCCTTGTAGTGGACAATGCGCCCTACTGTTGGTTTCATCGCTTGTTCACCTCCCTCCGGCTTCTTCCGGGTACTCTGAACCATCTATGCCGACAATGGGGATGAAGCGGCACACAAGGCCACCAATTGGCTGTTATTCGACCCTTATTGCTCTTACCGGGCCAAATATGAGTATCACCGTTTCCTGGTTTGTGAGAGACAATGAACGTTTTGCCTTCCAGCAGCCGTTGACAGTGCCTACATGTACCTGGCACAGAAGCGACCTGAACAATGTCACCTTCCTGACAGCCCGCCAGAAAAGCATCGTTTGTACACATGGCAAGCTCTGTAATCGCCACACGCCGCCAGTCCCGGTTTTGATCCCCGTAAACGTCAAAGAGCGCTTGAGATAGCTTGTTCGCTCCCCAGCGCTCCTTTTGACTCTGTATAACCAGCTCCTTGACTCCGGCGCGGTGTTTGTCTGATATTTGTGTTATCTTCTCAGCCGTGTGCAACACAGAATATTCCATGCTGCGGATCTCTAACGGGGATAAGGATACAATTTCCTCTTGCCCCTCGCCCTCACCATCCCATAATTCAAACGGGAAGGGGTCCTTCTCAGCAGCTTTGAGCGTATCCGGCAGCTTACTAATGATTGCAGCAGTAAGGACCAAATTGGCTTTCTCTGCCTCTATACGGAGCCTGCCAAGTAAAGCAGCTCGGACAATGTACTTTTCAGCCAGCTTGTCCAGATTCTTAAACTTGGAACGAATAGTGTCGTCAATCTTCCGAATGACCGCAAAGGAGTCTTTACCGCGATCTATAACCCGTTTGAATAGGCCGCGTTTGCTCCGCAGCTTCTTGATCCATTCAATTATGGCATTCTTTCCATTGGCCGACTTCTGGATATCGTCAATCGGTAATCCCAACAGTACAACAATCTCCGCAATAGCCTCCTGCGTCTCCGCGTCCAGCTCCGTATAAAAATCATCCTCTAACTGAGCAATAAGGGGGTCGTCTGACCGTTCCCACATGCTACGTCCACCGCTTTCCCTATGGGATGGTAGCTCAAGAGCCTTGGATAATGTCTCCATTACCAGTCGCTTATCCTCCATCCTGAAAGAACGTAGGGCAGGCGGTAGATTAATCTTTAGCTTTGGCATCAATACCCCTCCCACGTTATATCTAGCTCAAAAGACTTTTGTAACGATTCCTCTTCATCATCCTTTTTCGGGTCACCCCTATTCGGATTATCCCGTGGATCTTCCTCAGCAGAAGCTTGGTGTTCTGCCATATACGCCTGTATAAGCACAGCATTGGCAGGAGCATGCATCCACTTAGCATCAGAGGGAACTTCAAGCCCCCTTTGTTTACGTACCTCCGCAATGGTCAGTACACCGGAATCAATGTCATTCTTCAATCGCTCCGCTTTTCGGTCCTCGCTCTCATCGTCCAGCCCTGCCCAATATAAAGCGAATTCAGGGGCGATTACGTCCAGAACGTTTGTGTTTAAGGAATCGGATAAGAAATACATGAGCGGGATGAACCCTTTATCCTTACTGGAGTCCATTTTTTCAGCCGTGTTGTCGCTTTGGCTCATGCTGGTGCTGCTGGTCCAGCTTTTAAACCCAACCTCGTTAGGATCAATCTGATAGACTGCCGCCGCAAGGTTGAACAGAAATTCCAAGAACTCATTGAACTGCATGTCCTGGTTACTGCTCTTGAAAGGGGTGAACTTGAAGCCGCTACCCTCTTCCATTCCCATTACTGGCACAGCCCATTTCCCTTGCGGTCCATCCGTCAGCGTCTTCCAATGCCTAGAAAACGCCTCTATGTCTTCCTCTTCGTACTTACCGACAACTTCCAAAACGCCCTGCGGTAGCGAATTATAAGAGAAATATGTCGTGTTGTATCGGACACCATTCATGATCCCCGTGACAATCTCGACAAGCGTTTCCAACTCAGACATACCGAAGTCGGAATATTCTACATCGGTACGCGGGTTACGGATGCCATAGGACAGCTCATGACGTGTATATTCAGCCGTTATCCGTCCATCCACGCGCTGCACATAGGCAATAGGCTCAAGGTGTCCCTGAGCCGTAACGGGCATATATGGGGCGGGCAGGAATATTTCTGACGTTGGGGCTGACGGTAATAGCTCTATTGTGGCAGCATCCACCGCAAACAGGTCTGTAATGTCTCCTGCCCGAGTAAATACGTTCTCCCACGCCATAGCATCCAGCGTAAGTGTATCCCGTGTAATCTTCCGTAAGAAGCTATTAAAGTTGTCTTTCCTCAACGGATTATCCCAGTTCCCAGTGCGCAAGAAAAACTCTTCCAGCTCAAATGCCACCGCCTGCGCCGCCTTGCTCATCGTCTGTTGAGGGTTCTTGAGGCCGATACGAAACCCTAAGTCACCATCAAAGCGGGGTCTACGTGCAAAACGGGCCACCTGATTAAGTCGCGTATTGATGATAGCCGCTATTGCTGGAACCTTAGCCATCTGCCGTAGTGTAGCAAATGGCAGCAGGGACGGCTTGGTTCGTGTTCCGCCCACACTCAAATTCTGATTGGGCAGGATAACGGCTGATTTAGCCTTAGCTTGCGGTTTGGCTTCCTCAGCTTTCAATAGTGTTCACCCCCTTACGTAAAGAATCTTGAACGACGCGGCTTACCAAGCACGGTATATACTACATACCGCAAAGCATCCATAGCATGGTCATGCTTCTTGATTGGCTTATCCTCGCCCCGATCTTGAGACGCCTTAGCATCCCAAATGTAACTAAAAAACTCCTTGATAGTCTCACGACATTGTGAGGACACAAAGAGTTCTTCTTCCTTTATAGATACGGCCACGGACTCAATACCCGGAAGCACGTCATTATCTGCTTCCTCAATCCGCCGTACACCCATCTTTTTCAGTTCCGTAATGAAGCCCTTGGCGCTTGGATCAATAAATATCTTTTTGATATTGTCGATCCCTGCAATGAACTCCAGAAAGTCTCTGGCGTAATCACTTGGCGCTTTGGAGGAAGTCACATCCGAATGGTAATATTCCTTAATTAGATATAACTTCTTGTCCTGCTGCCCAAAGAGCAGAAACACAGTAGCATTGGTGTGACCATAGTCAACGCCTACATAGTATTTTGAGAACTCCTGTGGCAGTTCTTCCGGCTTCTTAACGCTGATATCCTCGTCGAACATGTCATAGATAACGCCTTCTGCCATGGCCCACAGGCCCAGTATGTAGCGCTTAAAGAACACACCGCTGTACATGGCTCGGTATCTAGCTTTGATACGTTCTGACAGTGACAGGTTATCTTCCATCGTGAAATGAAGATGCAGCAAAGACTTTTCTGTTACCTTGTCAATCCATCCAGTCTTGAACCAATGGTACGGACCGTCAGGGTTGCAGTTGAACCAAAATTTAGATCCATCCACCGAACAACGGCCAGTTGCTTGATTGACAAATGATTCTGGCATTAGGGCCACTTCATCAAAGAACATTCCCGCCAACGTGATACCCTGAATCAAGTCTTGAGAGCTTTCATCCTTACCGCCAAAAATATAGAAATAGTTTTCCTTGCCGTCCTTGGATATGGTGACCAGGTTATCAGTGCGGGCGTCATGCACCCGATAACCACGGGATCTCAACATAAGCTTCAGCCAGAACAGTACATTACGCCGGAAACTGCCTATAGTCTTACCAGCCATCCCGAAATTGTGCTGGTCAAAGGTGCTCATAGCCCATACAACGTATGAAAAGGACATGGACAGCGTTTTGCCGCTCCGTATCGCTCCATCTGCTATAATGCCATCCTTATCATGTACAGGAGATTCAGGCAGCCACCATGTAAGCACCTGCTTTTGTTTTCGAGAGAACGGCTTCCAATTAAATTTAGGCGCTTTACTCTTCATCAGCCCATACCTGAGCTGCTTCGGACTTCAAAGCGGCCATAAATCCGTCTTCCGTCTCTTTTTCATCAGGAGGGGCGTCTTTCTCAAGCGCCTTGACCTTACCTTTGAGCACCTCAATACGTAGCCGCTGTTCTTCATCTGCATGGGTAAGACGGCACATTTCCTCATACTGCTTTATAAGACTCTGTAACCTACCCATTGCACGACTTTGAGCGTTCAGAAACGTTGCCTGCTTATCCCAAGCGAACTGAATTTCATGTTCTGTATCTTCACTATCCGTTTTGTCATTGGTGAATAGTTTCGATCTTTTAACAACTTTGGTCATGTCGTCATGATCCTTGACGAACATTATCGGCTGCGCCCGTAGTATTGCAGCATATTTGAGTGTGATTTGATCCCACATCATATCCAGCGGGGAACGGTTCTCAAGCTGCTCCATGATCTCTGCGGTTTCATCAGGGAGGAACTTGCGGAAAAAACCGTGTGTAACAGCTTTGTCGTTACGGGCTGGCCCACCGGGACCACCACTATTCCCCACAGCATTCTGATTCCCCTCGGGAGCACCATGACCCGCTGCATTACGATTCCCCTTTGGAGGACCCCGCTTTTTGGATGCATCTTTCTTTCCCCCGGATGCATCTTTTGTTCTGGAGGATGCATCCTTACTCCATCCTTGCCGCTGCTTCCGGCTTTTGATGGTCGGATACTTCACATCATGTTTTGAAGCAAGATCCGATAAGGAGATATCAGTATTTTCGTACTCGTTTCTGATCTCTTCCCAGTTCATAGTTACATGTCACCACCCCCGGTTTGGTTGCGCTGGTTGTTTGAGTTGGTTTTGCACTATAGTAGGGGTGAACGGCTGGCTCTCAGACGCATTCAGTGCCTCACACACACCCTAATTCAGAATTAGATGGTAAAGGGGCTTGGCGCACCTTTTGAATCCCTCAGAATCAGTAGCATCGTTTTCAAATCCATTTGCTAGGTTAAACCTACGCCTAATGTCGGCAAGTTTCTCAAACAGAAGCTTTTTATCACCTTTGCATTCTAATAAGGCATCATCTATTTCCTTATTAAACGGAGCATCCTGCGGACGCATTGCCCTCAACATTTGAAGGTGCTCGTAATCTTCTTTCATCATTCCAGAAAACGACGTTGTAATAATCACCGTCCCAATTTCTTGACGGAATCCACATGGCTCCATCACGTACCTATTTCCCTGATTATCCGTGACAATGCAATCGCCTTCGTTTACTGGCTTACGTCCTTCCGGGGTTTGAACAATAGGAACACGCTTCGCCTTTGGGTAACCCTTTGCCATTTCATCTTTAGGGATGTATCCAATAAATTGACCTGATAATGCATAGAACTCGAAACCGTCCTCCAGCCCTTCATGGTAAAACTCAGCAGATACAATCATTTCTTATCGGCTCCCCTCTGACACTTCAAGCGTCCACAATACTGCTTACTGCCTGTCCACTCCCCCCACGGGCATCCTCTACACTCCTTGGGCTGCTGCTTGGAGATAACAGGGACAGGCGGCAGCTTAGGTGTGTACTTGTTCATTAATCTTGATTGAAAAGCACGATAGCGGGGCCGCTCAATATACGAATACCTCCACCTTGTTCCATACTCATTAATTCGCCAGGACTCAACTGGTAGGTCTGTACACCAGTCCGCTTGCTCAACTCTTCAGATAAAAACTTCGTTGTAAGTGTTTCGAATACTTCCCAAAACCACTTTGGCGATTCAGGAGTAGAAGCAACCTCCAATGGAGTAATCTTCAATGGTTCTGTACCTTTAAGCATATTCAACTCGTCTACACTCAATGGCTTGCCGATCACCATTGCTGGACCAGTTTCCTGCGGATAGTCAATATATTTTACTTGACCCCACGGTATAAAGGTTTGCTTGCCGTGCTGGTTCGATATCACAACACCAAAGTCGTCTACTGTATGCAGCGTCCGGTTCTCTGCGGCGTTACCATCCTTTGTCCAAACGGTCACCTTACCGCCAATATGGTCAACAATGTTTGCATTTGCCATTACTAATCACCCTTTCAGAGAAATAAAAAAAACCGCTGTATTTCAACGGCAAAATAAACACGCATTATTATGCGCATTTTTTCTTTACACGCATAATAATGCGTGTTATAATCATAATATAGAAAGGAGGTAAGCGATGCCGAAACAAATAACAGTCAGAGAGTTAACCAAGCGGTTGAGAAGAGAAGGGTTTAGGCCTTCACCTTCACACACTGGCGGCGGCAGTCATAAGCGGTGGAAACATAAAGATGATCCAACATGCTATGCGGATATCAGTTTCCATAATGAAGGAGCCACCATACCGATTGGTACACTCAAGAGCATCGAGAAGACAACAGGGGTTATCTTTTAACCCCTGCGCTTCTCCCTAAACGCTTACCTCCTGTATGGCTCATAAGCAGGGGAATTCTATACACCAATTTTTGAACCATATGGTTCAAAAAAATTTAGTCTATAATTGAGACATATGTCTCAAAAATAAAAGGAGTGAGATAAATTGAAAAACACCTATGTTTATCCTGCTGTTGTTGAAAAGGCAGATGATGGTTTAGGACTGTATTTCCCGGATATTCCCGGAACGGCCGTTCTTGCCCCTGACATTCAAACGGCTGTTGTTGATGCAAAGAACATGCTGATTGACCGAATCTTGGAATTCGAAGATAAAAAAATGGTCATTCCTGTACCATCTGATCCGGACAGCATTGAATTAAACGATGCTAGTGACCGGATTGTGTACGTTGAAGTGTTCCTGCCGCCTTATCGGGATTCCGAAGCAAATAAATCTGTCACAGTAAACTGCACTGTACCTCAATACTTGCGGGATGCCGGACGGGATGCCGGGTTGAATTTTTCCCAGCTACTTCAAAGCTCTATGAAAGATGCTTTAGGGATTAAACAAAAATTCTAACTAATTAGTTAGATAGTAAAAACTAATGAATGAGGCGTCCATAGCGGGCGCCTTTTTTGACGTATTGCGGAGTTGAACCGCGTTTACCTGTTTACGTCACAAACCCGACATAGTTGGGAAAACATTACAAAAGTTCTGCTCCTCCCGTTCCAGCAAATGTAGATAAAGAATACCTGTGTGTGTTATCCAGACTTTGAATGCAAAAAAAGCGGCGGTTTCCCGTCGCTCTCTCTTGTGTATTAAAAAGCCCGTATTTATTCTAACCGCGCCCGGGCGGAGCGCGTGGGAAGGATTTTAACCTTCTTACCTTCCCCGCTTCCACGCCGCCGCAACATCTAATTGCTACTTGTGCTACAGCTCCACCCTCACGCTCTGTTCCGTGACAGGCTTCAACGCTGATTCGACGCAGACGAGTCCTGCGGCGATAAGGGGCAGCAGGGACACCCGGGAAGTTTTATTCCCTATGTCCCTACTGTAAATCCAGACCACAGACACCGTGCGGACTCACTACAGACGTACTACAGACACCAGTCTAACTATCATTCTACTGAGGATGATTTTTCATTGAATTCCAGTTACTTGATAAAAATAATCACAGATTATATAATAATTTCGTGAGGCCAATCAAGTGAAAATAAGCAAAGGAGGCGATACCATGAAGATCAACTATTTTTTTATTAAAAGGAATGTCCCAGTTCAAACGCAATGCAATATTGCGCAATTGGAACAACTGTAAAGTCTATTTTTTTGTATCGTGAAAAGGGTTTACTTTTGGTAGGGTAAACCGCCAGTTTCTCCTTGTTATGCTTCCTTGATTTGTCACCTCACTAACCACGAAGGTAAATAAGGCTAAGTGTTATTCTGCATTCTCTCATGCTCCTCCTACTTCTGGGGATGGCTGACAGCTTCTCCCCAGACTTGGGTCTATGGCCCTTGAATTATAAATTGGAGGTTTTAATGATGAGAAACTGGAATAATACTACCAACCTTTACCTGGAATTCGCGATTTTCTTGTTAGGTCTTTATGGACCTTTGCTTGGAAACACGTGGACAATGCTATGCTGGATACTGTTAATTTACGTTTATCGGAAATTATAACTACTACATAGCCGTGGTGCATGAAGCGAGGGGGACGCCCCTCGCTTTGTATTTATATGATTCCAACTAGTTTGAGAGTTTCAGCCACAGACTCAATTCCTCTAACAATACGTCTATCAACCGATCTGTCTGTTATACTTTCGAAGCGTTTGACTGTTCCCCAACGAGTGTTTCCACGAATAAACCTAAATTCAATTACTCGGCGAACATTGTCATCCATAATAAGGCTCACAGCCATTTCTACCGCCTCTGTTTTCCGTTTGTATTCCTCCATAACCAGCCGTTCTTTCCCGCCTATTGCATTCCTGGCGGACAGGCTATCAACGGTTTTACGCATCCTGGTGTACCGATTTAAAAGGCTTCGAGCCAACTGAATGTCTGACTTGTTTGCTTTCGGGAAAAGTGATACCTGTTCCCATGCCATTGCCATCCCCCTCATTCCTCTTTATGATATAATTGGATTTGAGAAATGAAGTTAAATGCCCCCGTGCGCCCGGCCAAGGTTGTGGGGGCTTTGTAGTGTTCAAAAATCCCATTGTACCTGACCATCAGCATGATAGTCCTCTGTTGCTTCTTGAATCAAACCTTCATCAACCCATCTTTTGGGAGCACGTTTCCTGTAATTTTCCCAAACCGCAACGCCTGCTTCGATATCCCGAAACTTATTAAGTTGCACAGCTTTATCCGTCCAAACCCAATATGTGGTTGTTTCTATTTGTTCAGACACCCTCATTCCCTCCGCTTTTTAGCTTCATTTCCCAGTAATATCACTCCATACCCTACCATCAATGAACAGCATAATTCCGACTGGAGCATCCCATTTCCGGGTTAGAGTTTCCGCTCTAAAATCTGATACAGCGACCTTAATAAATCCTTTTTTGTTGTCGGAAGATTTGCTAATCTCCAGCATATTTCCATTTAATGGCTGACACTTTACCCCGCCATGTTCTAATGCTTTTATAAGTGCTTCTTTCATTAACATATCTATCTTCCTCCTTTTAAAACCAATTCCTTATATTCTCCCTCTTTGATTTCCGCGACGGTAAGGGGATGGAGTCTGCGCGTGTAATAAGCAATGTAAGCCGGACTGCCAGTTTGAAAAAGCCCAAGAATCTCTCCATTGTCCATGATTTTAAAATACCTCATTGCCTTCTCCTTGGGATGCAGGAATGTCTTGAAGGTTATAGATATATACTTCGATATCTCGGAAGGTAAACGCGTCTTCGTCATGGGTTAGCCAGTTTCTTGTTTTGACAATTTTTGCCGAAGGGAAACGAGTCTTTATCAGTTCTACTAACATGGAGCGATTGTTGTCGTTATCTATCAGCTTAGGGCTGCGTCTGCCGTCCTCAAAGATGATGTCCCAGCCTTCCTCTATCAGTTCTTGAAGACGCTGTTTGTGATTCTTCTTGTCAGTCTCAGGCGTTTTACTAAATGTGCTCAGGTATTCGAGCATGAACGAAAATTTAGCCGCATATATTCCAGAGCGTGTAAAACTCGCATCAGATACATGATGAAAACCATGCTCATTCCACCAATCTGAAATAACTCTCGACAAATATTCCAATTGCTCAGCCAACCCATCAATAGGCTTTTGTTCCCCCAATTGTTTTTCAAGTACGTGTATACGTGCATTAGCTTTCCGAATCTCTTGGTGTCGTTCCTCTTTCTCCTTGGTCAATTTGCTACTGTAATCCAGCACCTTCGCAACATCGGTGAAATGGCTTTCTATCAAGCTCGGAAGGATTCCGGCCATTTCTTGGGATAAGCTATCAGTGTTTATCCAATCATGAAGCTGTTTCACTGCGAAGAACAAATCCTTTGTTGATTTAAGAGCAACCGCCTTTTCATCTGGATTCAACACAATATTTTTTTCAGTCATTTTCAATCGTCTCCTTTAGGGTATAGGGTAAGAGGCTGTTATGCCTCAACCCTCTCATTAATATGGTTCAATCCATCTATGCCGCCCCACAGGGCATTCCTTTACGATCTTTTCAGCCGTTCGTTTGCTAACGTTTTTCCGAATTATCCAGCGCCAACGGAAAAATTCTTCCCATACGGTGTACATGTTATCTCTCCTTTGGTATAGGGGATGCCCCCTAGAATATTAGATTAGGCTGTACCGTAGCTGTCCGGCGCTGCGCAATCTCCACGTACTGGCTTCCCATCTCTATGATTGTGCATTCTCGGTTGTTCTCCAGCGCCACTTTGAGAGTCGTTCCGGATCCTCCGAATGGATCAAGTACGTTTCCGCCCACCGGAGCACCTGCGAGTATGCAGGGTTCGATCAACTTTTCTGGAAACACTGCAAAGTGTGCTTCTGCAAATTGAGCTGTGGCCACCGTCCAAACTGATCGTTTGTTTCGGGATCCGTAATATTCCTTATCCTCCCTGTCCTCCCTGTGCTGTTTGGGCTGACCGGGCACATCGCCCTCATTCACCTTTCGCTTGAAGCTGTATGCCTTGCCAACTGCCTTCATTTTCCCGTTGGTCTTAGCTCCGCCATTCGCCCGATCACTACCCTGCTGTCCCTCGAGATCCTGAGATAATCTTGCAATGCTCGAATCTGCCATGTTCTCCTTGATGGCATCTTTGTCGTAGTAGTACCTCTCTGACTTGGCAAGCAGAAACACGTACTCGTGGGCCTTCGTCGGCCTGTCCTGTACACTCTCTGGCATGGGATTCGGCTTGCTCCAAATATTGTCCATACGCAGATACCAGCCGTCCGCTTGGAGAGCAAATGCCACACGCCACGGTATGCCGATCAGGTCTTTGGGCTTCAACCCACTTGGAGTTTTGTCCAGTTTGGTTTGCGTGCTGCCCGGTACGGGTACATAAACCTCTTTCTGTGCAGTAGTGTTGCTCCATGCTCCCTTACCACTGCCTGCATAGCTGTCACCGAAATTGAGCCACAAAGTGCCATCATCCCGAAGCAGCCGCCATACTTCCCTAAAAATAAGCACCATATGAGCGACAAACATTTCCGGCGTAGGCTCCAATCCAAGGCATCCGGTCCATGGTGGCACGGTAATAGGAGGTAATCCCGGCATAGGGGTATAGGTTACCTCGGGCCAGTCGGAGGCGGGTAAGCCATAATCCCTCAATCCCCAGTAGGGGGGGCTGGTAACGCAAGTGTTAAACGTTCCGGCTGGCAACGTAGGCATTACCTCTATGTTGTTGCCTTGTAGTATCATGTAGTTCTCTCCTTTCTGTGATTGTTATGACACCTCATGTCAAAAAAAGGATGTATTAACTTTAAAAAAATGGGAATTCTATACTATATAAAACAAGGAGGGTTACAAATGCCTACAATAAGTTTGAATGTTCCTATTCCTCAAGTTCCTGGTGCATACATCGAATATGAAGCAAGCGATGATGATAATACTGTTAAGTCTACGTTGTATTTCGCAGGCATCGAGCTAGGTAGAGATACATTTAGAATAGAAGATGCTAATGCAGAAGGATTTAGCTATGCAAAGCACAAAAAAGAATATCCACATGTTGCTAAATTAACATTTGAAGTTTGGATTCGTTGGAACGAACGTGCGATTGTTCTTGTTTTGCTATATAAATCCTTACTACCTGGGGGTGGTAGTGGAAAAACAGAGGTTTGGGGAGAGTGGTAAGTATTTAACAATCATAGACCGCCCTCACAAGGTTTCTCAATCATCTGCCTTGGCCCACCTCTATTACATTCTGGATTTTAACTCTGGAGCTTGAAACGATGTGGGCGTAAGGCACAATCTCAGCGGCATCGAAGTTAAATTCCAACTGCGTCATACCGTTCATCCACCGTTCAACTGTTCTTTAGTGCGAAAATAAAACGGTGCATATCGGTACTCTGATCGGTGTTTTGGATTGTACATGTATGCTACAGGCGTTTCGTTTTCAGCTACTGGACAATTCATGGTTACGCAGCTCGTCCGGGTAAGTAATACCCCTCCAGCCGGAGGCACGCCATTGTGCCATTTGCCCCGCTGTGCGTCCTTGTCCGGTATCAGCACAGGTACATTTAATTGTCTGACTTCATCGCGGCTTAACCAGCCGTTTGCATTCGGCATAAAATTATCCTCCTTGGTAGAGGGGCAGCCTTAGCCGCCCCAAGGATGTATTAAGCAATAATGGTTACAAAACCGGATTCAATTTCATTTTTCAGTTCTTTTTCTAGAAACTCCTTAATACTTGCCATGGCCTGTAGCTTCCATGCTCCACCGTCCGCCTCAAACAGGGCTGCTTTCGGACCATTTTGCAAACGGAACACAAAGCTACATTCTGGTTGTGGGATATCAATAAACGTTCTGTACGGTTTCAGTTTAACGGGATTAGGAACCGTTACTTTTTCAAGACTGGCGACCCCGCTTTTCGCTGCTTACCCGACTGCTTTGCCATATATGCATTTGGTGTCACCGCTGACCCCCCTTGCCTGATTCCATACGTTCAGCCAGCCTTATAAGCTCGTCCATTTCTTCCTGAGACACTTCTGGCTCTGACGATGTTGTTTGCACAATATCTATTGGCTGCTTATCGCTCCTACCAGTAGGCCGGGCTGTACGCCCTGACTTACGCATAGCCATAACCAACTTGGGAAACTGATCTCGAAAAGTTTCTGCACTCATTACATTGCCTTTCCAAAAGCTGTCTTTTACTACCCAATCCATAACAGACCTTATAAGGTCCCTGTCAGATTGCTTGTCCAACTCGACCAGCTTCCGAAAGTCGTCTGCCCACTTTTGTAGGTTCGTCCGGGCTGTCAGATGATTCAGCCCCTCAGCTTTAGCCATGGCATCCACATTCCCCTTGAAGTACACAGCCATTTTGTAATACGTGTTGTCAGGTCCGTATTTATCCGACTTCTTTCCTTTTCCTTTTCCCGAAGGAGATGGCTCGTCCTGATCAGCCGGAGGCGGTTCGGGACAAGAATCTTTATCTTTATATTGGTTAGGGTTTAGGTTAGGGTTAAGGTCACGGGTGGACTCCGACCGCTGTCCTTCGTCCGTCCGCTGGACGTCCGGTGGATGTACAACGGACGAATTAGCGGCAGCTTTCTTCTTATCACGATCATTTTTCTTTCTGGCCGCATCCTTTGCCCGGCTTTCTATTAATTTGCCAGCATAAACGTACCAATCGTGAATCACGCTCCCTGTCTCGGTTTTGTCAATAAACCTCGACTCAATCATGGAAGCGTAAAGCAGCTCAGGATCACCATCCCATTCAATTGCATCTGCTATATCCTCTGCACCATATTTGCTTAAATCACCGTCCGGCGCAAAATCCATCGCCCACCACCAAAACATATGCAAATGTCCGACAGCCGTCGGAACGGAGATTCCAAGTTTGCGGCATAATTTGCGTGTTTTTGGGTGTCTATCGGTTCCTTGATGGCTTTCAATCCATGCCAAACCAGTTCCCTCCTTTCCGACAACGCGGATATTTAATGGATATCTACCGTATGTCCGTTGGACGTCCGGCGGACGTCTTCCATATGTCCAAACCGGGTCCACGGAAATAATAGTCTATTAGTTCATTGCGCTTCTTCATCTTCCAAGCTCGCCCGGCGGCTGTGTCGTCAGCAAATTGATGGCAAGTACCGGATTCTGAACGTGGACCACATAAGTTAGCTATATTCCATGGTTCGCTGCCGCTGCCATACTGACTGGCATTTACCAAGTGAGCTTTTTCAAACCATAGGGCTGGACGACTCACACCACAGCGCTCACATATCACGTATCCTGTATGCTCTGCCGCCCGCCGATCTACTTCATCACGAACGGCCGACGTAATGGCCGTGTGGTTCCCCCGCTTCTTCTTCCCACGTTTACTGCCAACCTGTTGCTCCTTGCTATAAGGAAGAAAAGGTAATGTCATGCCCCTCCACCTCCAATATGCATGTCCACGCGGAGCCGGAGCCGCAATTCGTATAGCTGCTCAGATATAGACTTGAATTCGTTTTTCCACAGCGTCATTCGCTCCGAATCCTCGACCTCTTGGTCCCTAATATCCAAAACCGCCAAATCTGCCGCGTTTTGTTTATTCCCTCGCTTGGTATCACGCATCTTTTCCGCATGTACCCGCTTGCGGCGGCTGTAGGTTTGCATGTACCGACCTTCCATGTAAGCGCATACTCTACCCATTAGTGTGTGAGATTTGGTAAGCAGCTCCACCTTCTGCATAAGTGCGCCGGGAGAGTCGTTCTTTATTCCTTCCGCCGCATCACGGTACCGCTGAATGTCCTGGATATACTGCTTAATCTCCCTGATTTTTTCAATTTCCTTTTTGTCCATAAGGGACCCCTGTTTCAAAGATTTTAAAAATGTGCTATGATTCCAATGTTTAGGTTTTACTTAATCGTGCTACCAACACGATTTATTTCCAGACTTGCCCCAACTGGCGCAGGTCTTTTTTATTTGCACGCTCCAATTTAAACAACTGCGAGTTAAGATCGCTCCACTCGGTTTTAAATCGTCGTGGATTGCGGTTATGAGCTACAGCATTTAGGCGGAGTTCTCCTACCTGCCCCATCTTGATTCGCAACTCATTACACTGCGTCTGACGCTCCAAAATCAATTTCTCCTGTTCGCTAAGATCCAATAGTTCCATATCCAATCGCTCGGGCTCTTTAAGAAAGCCGTTTATGTGGTACGCGGCCTCGAAGAACGTTCCGCCCGGTACTTCTAGATAATTGCGTAAGCCGGAATCGTCTTTGATCGGTATTAAGCGTGTTTCCAAGGTGCTCCAACCCCCTCCGGGTAATCTGCGGTCATTTCCAAGACGCACGGCCTACATACGTCCTGCTCGTTCCAGCGGATCAGAAACCGTTTGTTCATCTCGTTACCACATACAGCACAGCAGGACTTTTTCTCAACTTGTTTCATTTGAACCACCAGCCTTTTGGGATACTTCGGCCTGATTGGTTGTTGAAATAGCACTCCCTACATAAATGAACACGTAGCATTTTAGAACTGCTGTTTCTTAAATTGAGCAATACGTTTCTGTGGTAGATCGGCTCTAACCCACAGGCTTCACACATCTTACTTTTTAATTTCAACTCATTCTTTCTGGCGTTGCTTTTGACACCAATCATGAACAAATCAGTATCAACCAGCCGGACAAACCCGTATTGTCTACGTTGCTCCGGTGTCATATCCTCCGGCCTAATCATGAAATCCCCAATACTGCGCGTAAGTCCAAAATCTCTTTAAGCATCCATCCAAAAGCAGCCTGAGACACTTTTGGATGGACCCAACTTGGATTATTAGCCAGCACATCGTACATATTTTCAAGCGCGTTTAACCGTTGTTGTGCGTATTCCATACACGTTTACACTCCTTCCTGTTATGGTTGATAATTCCTTTGCTCCTCATCCTTTTTCCAACGATCCAAAGAAGAACTGTCGAATAAATATCTAGGATTTTTGCTTCCCTCTGCACCGTGTATTCGGTGAGGAATCCGTTTTTCTTTGCATAATCTACGTAACGTATACGCCGACATATGAAGGTACTGACAAGCTTCGCTAAAAGATAAAGTATTACTAGATACAGAAGACAATTGCTCCAATATCCTTTTTTCAGCCTGAGCTACTTGCGCAGCAACTATGTCAGCTATCGCCTGCTCTATGTTTGTCATAACCATCTGCTCCCTGATAAGCCTTTATCTTACTAGCTCGTCTACTGTTGAATTTAAAGCATTCGCGATTTTAACCAATGTATCAGCAGTAGGACCAAGTTCCTTCTTTTCGAGATTGTACAAGACAGTAATTGATACACCACTTTCTTTGCTCAGTCTATAGAACGTCCAACCTTTAGCATCAATAAGCTTCTGTACATTATTTTTAATTGCTGGCCCCAAAGTAATCACCCCTTTCGGTTGTAGTATTACCAAATTAGGTATGTCTTACAAAGCAATAATATTACCTTATGCGGTATGTTGTAAAACCTTATATTTACCTAATTAGGTTATATAATAAGGCGTTTGCTCGGTATTCCTCGGTTTATCTTGACTTATTACCTTATTACGTAGTATTATTACCGCATAAGGCTATAACCTAATTAAGTAACAATGGAGGTTTAAACATTGAGTATCGCTGAAATAATAACAAAGCTTATGGAGACAAAGGGGCTTTCAAAGTACAAATTGGCAAAAGAAAGCGGAGTCCCATATACAACTCTTATTAAAATTTTAGATGGAACAACAAAAAACCCTCAAATTGAATCACTGAAGGCTATAGCTAAATACTTCGAAGTTGATGTGGATGATATTTTAGATGGAGCCCACGACTCCAAGAGAGAACATAATTATAACGAAGAAATTAGAGATTTTAGAAAATTACTTAAATTAGATGACCCTATAATCTTTGATGGCATAATTCTTAAAAAATCAGATAAAGAAAAGGTACTGAAAGTTATGGAAGCATTGTTCGGTGACAGAGAGAATAAAGACATTTAATTCAATTAGACTTACATACCTTAATTCAACTTTGCATCTCCAGCCGCAAGGCTGTTTATCATACACAAAAACAGAACATATGTTTGGAGTGAATGCAGATTATGGCTCACAGAGAAAAACGCGGAGAGAACTCATGGCGACTGATTGTTGATGCAGGCGAAAAAGAAGGTGGGAAGAGAGATAGGAGATACAAAACAATAAAGGTCGAGGATCAGGCTTTGTTGAGAACAACTAAAAAATTGGAAGCCTATCTTGACGAGGAACTGATTAAATTCAAAATAGAAGTAGAAGCTGGTGAGTATATTGCGCCTGAAAAAATGACATTCGGGGCCTTTGTTCCTGAGTGGAAGGAAAAATATGCGGTAGATCAACTTGCGGAAAAAACGCTTAAGGCCTATGAGGTCAATATAGAGAAACACATTTTGCCTGCGTTTAAGGATCGTCGTCTCGACCAATTTAAGCCACTGCACATTGTTAGTTTTCTGAAGGAGCTCTCTCAACCAGGGAAGCGTAAAGATGGAGGCACACTGTCAGGGGGTACACTTGAGATGAATCACCGCATATTGAAAAACATATTCAGTCGGGCGGTTGAGTGGAAAGTCATCAAAAGCAATCCGGTAGCGTCAGTTAAAAAACCAAAAGCAGATGCTAAACAAATACTTCCTTATGATGAAAAGGAAGTACAGCAACTGCTAGAAGCGTTAAACAATGAGCCATTTCGTTGGCGTATGATGATAACCCTTGCCTTGACCACAGCTCTGCGTCGAGGGGAATTACTGGGGTTGGATATAGACAAGCATATCGACCTGGATAGAGGGATCATAGATGTTCAGCAAAGCGTTTCTATATCTGTAAAAGGACAAGCTCATGTTAAAGTGCCTAAGACAAAGAAATCAAAGCGAAAAGTATCCATACCTGCTTCAGTCCTGCTGGAACTTAGAGAGTATATCAAATATAAGAGACTGCAACGAAAGGATCAAGGGCAACTATGGCGAGGTGGGGACCATTTTTTCTTATTCTCACACGAGAACGGATTAGCTTTCCACCAGGAGCGACCATACCTGTGGTTCCGTAATTTCATCCAGAAGAACAAATTCAGATACATCCGTTTTCATGATCTGCGCCACACCTCGGCCACATTACTTATTAACCAAGGTGTGCACGCTAAGATCATTTCCGAACGGCTCGGACACGGGAACATCAATACGACGATGAACATTTATGGGCATGCCCTCCAATCCGCTGACCAGGCAGCCGCTGATAAATTCGATGTATTTTTCAAAGTCCGCCCCCAATCTGCCCCCAATGAAGAAAATTCAGATCAAAAACCCTTATAG